AAGGCGGCGAACCATTTAAGAGACCTTTCGTACCTGATTTAGGCAGTTTTAGATTCTTTGAGGAGAATCAAGATAGTTATTTAAGAAACCTTTATGATAAAACTTCAGTACCATCTAATTTTGACGTAGCCTCTGCTAAGTTTTTTGAGGAGACAGGGCGCTTTGCTGACGCTAGAAGTATAGCTACGCCATCGTTTTTTGATCCTGCAGGTTTTAGGGCTAGAGATGAAGGTGTAACAGTAAATGTAAATGTCCAGGGATCAGTAGTAGCTCAAAATGATTTAGTAGCAGCTGTAACCGATGCTGTATATGCGACACAGCGGACAGGTAATAACATACTCTTAGAGGCTATCTAATGAGTACAGGCGCGGTATTTACCTGCACTATCGACTTTAGCAACGGCGCTAACTTTGACCCTAGCCTCGTATTAGATGATCCATCCACACCGCTAGACCAGTCTGTATTAGGTACTAGCGCATCTGAAATCGTAGACGTAAGTCAATACGTGTTACGAGCTGGTATTAGACGTGCCTATAACCGTACCTCTGATACCTTTACCGCTGGTAATGCGGCAGTGCGTCTAATTGACGAGACAGGTTTATTTAATCCTGCCAATACGAGTAGCGCTCTATACGGAAAAATTTTACCGATGCGTAAGATACGTTTTATAGGTACTTTCGCAGGCCAGGAATACGCCTTAGGATCTATGTATGTACAGTCGTGGAAATACACTTCACCTACAGGCTTCGATCCTGCCTTTGTCGATCTAAACTGCGTCGATGGTTTTCAGCTACTAAACCTGGCATCTATATCGACTGTTACAGGTGGTACGGCTGGACAGACTACAGCGCAGCGCATTACTAGCATCTTGGACGAGGCTGAGTGGCCTGGAGGTATGCGTGCTATATCTACGACGAGTACCACTACGGTACAGGCTGATACAGGCACTACTAGGACAGCTCTAGCAGCCTGTCAGACAGTGGAGGCTACGGATTTAGGAGCCTTTTTTATAAACCAGCAAGGCTACGCCACCTTTAAGTCTAGGCAGGACATAATTACAGCCTCTGGCGGTACGTCTACTGTCTTTAGCGATACAGGTCTACCAGGGACTATTACATATCAAAAAGTAGCTTTTGATTTATCAGATTTTGGACTTATAAATAGCTGCACTGTTACACGCACTGGCGGTACGCCTCAGACAGTAAATAACGTGGACAGCATCGATACATTTTTCAAGCATAGCCGTAACCGTACCTCGATAGCGCAGACTGATACAGATGCCTTAAATCAGGCGCTTATGATCGTAGCAAGTCGCCAGGAGGTAGGAGCAGACTTACGGCTAGAGGCTATAACCCTAGATGCATATGATGGTGCAGATCCAGACCGCGTTACTGCAGCCTTAGAGCTAGACGTCTATGATCCGATTACTGTTATACAGGTACTGCAAGGTGGTAACGTAGAGAGCGATACCGTAATTACTGGCGTAGCTTATGACATTACCCCTAATTCGTTTAACACTACTTTTACCACCGCGCAACCTTTCGCGAGTGGCTTCGTGCTAGACTCTCTAGTAGATGGCCTACTAGACGAGGACTCGCTCGCTTACTAAGGAGAAAAATGGCTACTTTTACGACTGGTCAAGTATTGACAGCCGCACAAATGAATTCTATCGCTAATATAACTTTACGCGCTGTGACGACGACTAGCGATACTTTTGTATTAACAGATGCAGATAATAAATTAATAACTTACGCAAGTACTAGCACTACCACTATAACTATTCCACCTGCTAGCTCTGTTGCTTTTACTACTGGTAGCGTAATCAATATAATAAAAATCGGTGCTACTGGAACTACGCAGATAGTGCAAGGATCAGGCGTAACTATTGCATCTACTGGTGCTACTTCAACCTCACCTAAATTACGCGCGGCGTTTTCTGCTGCTAGTTGCGTAAAAGTCGGTAGCGATTCTTGGTACGTAATCGGAGACCTTAGCTAATGCCTGTACTAGGCATTATTGCCTCTGGCGGTACTCCGCGCGCTGTTACGGCTGATATTATAGTAATTGCTGGTGGCGGTGGTGGTGGCGGTGCAGGTAACGACACTACAGGCGCAGGCGGCGGCGCTGGAGCTTTGAGGTTTTTTAGTTCACAGACTTTTGGTATAAATACCACGCATACAGTAACCATCGGTGGCGGTGGTGCAGGTGGAAATAATGCGACGACTACAGGCGGTAAAGGTAGCGACTCATCTTTTGGTGCTTTAAGTGCGGCTGAGGGCGGCGGTTATGGTGGTGGTGGTAATTCGACAGGGTATTTAGCTGGTAATGGTGGATCAGGCGGCGGTGGACGTTCACAAAGTACTAATTTCCAAGCTGGAACAGGAACCACAGGTGGCAAAAATGGCGGTGGTGGTTTTTATGGTGGACAGCGCGGCGCAGGCGGCGGTGGTGGCTCTGATGCTGTAAATGGAACTGGTAATGCTGGCGGTTATGGCTCATCTGGTATAGGCGGTATCGGTGATGGCCCTACTTACTCATCGTGGGGATCGGCTACTGGAACTGGTCAAAATGTAGGAGGAACTTATTATTATGCTGGCGGTGGAGGTGGCGGTGGTGGAACCGCTATTGGTAATACAGGTGCAGCAGGCGGTAATGGTGGTGGTGGAGCAGGTGGTTCAAATGCTAACGGAAACCCTGGCACTGCCAATACAGGCGGCGGCGGTGGCGGTGCTAATGGAAATAATCCACCAGGCACAGGTCAAAACCGCACAGGTGGCGCAGGTGGAAGCGGTATAGTTTTAATGCGCGTGGCTGGAACTTATACAGCAACAGCTACTACAGGCAGTCCGACGCGAACAGTTAGCGGCGGTTTTACATATTATCACTGGACAGGATCAGGGAGCATTACTATCTAATGGCACACTTTGCGGAAATAGATGATAATGGCATTGTACAAAGAGTCTTAGTAATTTCTAATGATTTTGAACATAGAGGCGCAGATTACTTAGCTAATGACTTAGGTTTTGGCGGTAATTGGATACAAACATCATATAACAATAATTTTAGAAAACAATTCGCAGGCATAGGTTATACATATGATTATATAAATGATTTATTTATAAGCCCTAAACCTTTTCCATCTTGGATACTAAATAGCAATTTTGACTGGGAAGCACCGATACCACAGCCAAAAAACATAAGCACCGTATGGGATGAAGATAAAGGTCGCTGGGTTGAAACCTCTGCATTATATTCATCTTGGTTAGATTTTACGCAACCTAGCACTCCATCTATCTTAATAGATACAGTTACGAGATCGGCTGGTAGATATTTTAATAGAGTACTTTTTGAGGCTTTTCCTACAGCTTTCCTCAAATGGGGCTATCAAATGCCTCATAATCCAGATAGTTTTAATCAAGGTCTAAATAAATTCGACGTTATGGTAACTGTTATTAGGCAACCAAAAGATAGTATCGCCTCTAGTTTATTTATTTATAATGCGACAGACGATAAATCTATAATTAAAGTTATAAATCAAACATTACAAATGCTAAAGGCTATTAAAAATAAAAAAGATAATTTAATGATTTTTACTTTTGAGCAAGTTACGCAAAATTTACCTGTAGTGTTACAAAGAATAAGCGATAAATTAGGAATTGAAGCACAAAAGGTAGACGAAAATGTATTAAAGTCAGAATTAGCAACCGATTTTAGGGAAGGTTTTTACTCAGTTCCTATCGATAATTTAGAAATTTTGAACACTTATAAAACAATTTTAGAGAAACCTGAATTCCAAGAGCTTATGGATGAAGTTAAGCGTATTTACGGCGAGATTTTGTAACGATGGAAAAGAGCGCGAACGGTTGGCCTGCGTCTGCAGATCCAGAGGCTATAGATATAGTTCGTAAGCGTGTCCCTGGGACAGATCTAAAGCTACGTGTGGCTAAGCCTGTAGCGCCTTTATTAATTGGTTTTGCTGCAGAATTTCATAAGCTAGTCGAGCCTATAGATGAAGGTAAAACCCTGGACGACTGGGGCTATTGCTATCGCAAGGTCAGAGGATCTAATACTGTAGTCTCTAATCACAGTAGCGGTACTGCTATAGATCTTAATGCTACTCAGCATCCGCTAGCAGCTGTAGGTACTTTTAATGACGAGCAAGTAAGAGTAATTAATCGTTTATGCCGTAAATATGGTCTAAGATGGGGCGGTAATTATCGTAATCGTAAGGATGAGATGCATTTTGAGATAGCTCTTAATGCAGTGCAAGTCGAAACCTTAGTAAGAGGTTTAGAGATGGAGACCGATGAAGGCGAAACAGAAAAAACAGATCAAAACTACGTTACAGGTGGTGGCTTCCTGGGGTCGCGCAGCATTTAGCGCAGCACTTGCTTATTATTTAGCTACTGGCGATATGACTGTAAAAGGTCTTACCAGCGCTGCAGCAGCTGCCGTATTACCGCCTCTTATGCGGTATCTAAATCCTAAGGACGAGTTGGGACGTGGATAGTCTTTTAATTCAGCTAGGCGTTATAGCGGCTGCGACCATATCAGGGGTAGCCGCTATATTCGCGTCACGTGCAGAAAAGAATAGCCGCCCTGTCTCTAACGGTTTTGCCGAGGAAGTATTAGGCGATCTAAGAGATCTAAGGCGTATGCTATTCACGCATCTCAAAGACCACGATCGAGAGGGACAAAATGCAAAAAAGTGTATTCATTGTGCCAACCAGGGGAAGGCCACAAAACGCAAAAAGGCTTCTTAAAGCCTGGAAAGATACTAAAGCTGTAGCAGATTTATATTTTGTCTGCGATATAGATGACTGGTCGCTACGCGATTATCAAGCGATAGACGACATAAACATAATAACAAATCACATAACCGCCGCTGGTATGGCTCAGCCTCTTAATATGGCTGCGATGCTTTTACTAGACGATACTCAATACGATCGCTATACCTATTTTGGTTTTCTAGGAGATGATCACGTACCACGTACTGATTTCTGGGACTATCTTTTAGCTCTGCAGATACCAGGTAATAAACAGGGAATAGCTTACGGTAATGACTTACTGCAAGGCGCTAATCTACCTACTGCCTGTTTAATGACTAGAGGCATAGTAGAAAACCTTAAAGGTATGTGTCAGCCTAAAGCTAAACACCTTTACTTAGATAATTTCTGGAAAAAATTAGGGCAGGATATTAATGGTCTGTTTTATGCAGAAAACATAGTAATCGAGCATATGCATCCACTAGCCGCTAAGGGTGCTATGGATGATCATTACGCACGTGTTAATTCTGAGCAGTATTACAGCCACGATAGATTAATCTACGAGGACTTTATTAAGAGCCAGTTTTATAAAGACTTAGTAGTGGCTCTGTCGTGAAAATCTTAATAACTGGTAATAGAGGCTTTGTAGGTCGTCACTTTACATATGCTTTATTAGATCATAACGTCACATATGTCGACATAAAAGACGGTATCGATGCTAGAGATTTCTTTAGACGCGATGACACATATTTCGACCTTTTGATCCATCTTGCGGCAGTCGTAGGAGGTAGGCAGACTATCGAGGGTAGTCCCCTATCACTGGCGGTAGATCTATCAATAGATAGCGAGATGGCATCCTGGGCGATTCGTACACAGCCTGGACATATTCTCTACTTTAGCTCTAGCGCTGCCTATCCTGTAGAGCTACAGACTTTAGATCTTAAAAGGATGCTTACAGAAAACGATATAAACCTTAGAGATATACGCCTTCCAGACTATACCTACGGATGGGCTAAATTGACTGGAGAGATGCTCTGCGAGCATCTACGGCGTGAAGGCCTAACCGTTACCGTACTTAGACCTTTTAGCGGTTACGGTGAGGATCAAAGCCTCGAGTATCCATTTCCTAGCTTTATGGAGAGAGCTGGTCGTAAGGCCGACCCTTTTACTATCTGGGGATCAGCATTAACTACCAGGGACTGGATACATATAGACGACATAGTAGAGGCTTCTCTGCTATTGGCTAAAGACCGTATGAGCATAAACATAAACCTATCTACAGGCAGGCCTACGACCTTTATGGAGCTGTTTAACCTAGTAGCTCGTCAGATGGGCTATAAACCAGTCGTAGAGGTCGATGAAGGTGCTCCTAAAGGCGTCGCCTACCGCGTAGGTAATCCAGCGCTACTTAACAGCCTGGGCTATAACCCTAAAGTAACCCTAGAGGTCGGCGTGTCTAGGTGTCTGACTGTCTGGAGGCAGTAGTACCATTATGTGGTCTGGAACCCCTCAACCCTCCAGACAAAGGGACAGATATGCAATTTATAAAAGAGTACACAGATCTATTTATATTTCTATGTGCTATAGGTATTTTTATGACTGGTTATTATTACGGTCACTATAACGGTCATCAAAGAGGATTTGTGCGTGGTCGCGTAGCGGCTCGTAAGCATCCATCGACAAGATACGAGCAATAATGAACCGTATCTATGACTACGCGATTACATATGCAGCTCTAGGCTTTAAGATTTTACCTTTAGGCGTAGCAGCTAAACAGCCTCATAAGAGATTCGCTCCACGTGGACTATATAGCGCCACAGACGATATAGAAGTTGTTCATAAGTGGTTCAAGGCTCAGCCTGATATAAACATAGGCATCGCCTGTAAAGCATCTAATCTAGTCGTCTTTGACGTAGATCTACGTAATGGCGGCACGATAGACGGCCTAACAGAGACCAGACGTATAAAGACAGGTAATGGATTTCATTACTACTACTGGGCATCTGCCGATATGACTTTCCCTGGTAAATGGCGTGAGGGTGTAGATATTAAGTGGAACGGTTACGTAGTAGCTGCTCCATCTAAGCATCCTAGCGGTAGTTACTACTTGGTCGACGACCTGAGCGATATTAAACCAATTTCAGATCTAGTAGGTATTTAATGAACTTAAAAGAGATAGCGTCAGAATTAGCAGCGCTAACAGTAATAAAGGATGCAGTAACAGAGGCGACTAATACATTAAGAGAATTAGCTAGAGATGAGCTAACTAATGTAGGTGCTGATATGACAAAAGCTATTATCGATAATCAAGAGGTAGCAAAGATAACCTTAGTTAGTCGAGATGTATCTTTTGTAGTTACTGACGAAAAGGCTTTAGTAACTTGGATGACAGAGAATTTTCCTAGTGAGATAGAGCCTAAGGTGCGCGAGTCATTTCGTAAGAAATTCTTAGACACCCTAGCGATTACACCTGAAAGCCAGATATTTAGCACTATGACAGGTGAGGTATTGCCTTTTATAGGACTTGATACTAAAGCTCCATACGTCTCTACGCGCTTCTCTCCTGAGGGTCGAGCAGCTGTATTAGATGCAATACGAGAGCATCGAGTGACGTCGCTGCCCTGGTTAAATGTTTATGTCGAGTCACAGAGACGCAAGGAAATCGAGTAAATGAACGAGGACAAAGCTAAAGCGTTACGAGCGCCTTTTAGAGATGACCAGATAGAGGCAAAAAACGTAGGACAGAGATCATATAATTTCATAAATCACGCAGTCGTCACAGATAGATTAATCTCTGTAGATCCTGCGTGGTATTGGCAGCCTATGGCTATCGCTGATAATGGTGCTCCAGTACTAGATGAATTTAACGGCCTATGGATCAGACTTACAGTATGTGGCGTAACTAGAATTGGTTACGGTGCATCTGAGCCGCATCAAAAAGGGGCGGATGCGGTTAAAACTGCTATCAGTGACGCTATAAAAAATGCTGCTATGCGTTTTGGCGTGGCTCTCGATCTCTGGGGAGCAGATAGCAACGGTTCGAGCGTAGAGCTGGCGACTACACCTTTCACGCCACCTCTACGCTCTGTACCACCTCTTAAAGCTGTAGAGACTGATAACCCTGAGCTAGCAGCCTTTTTAGATTCACAGCGACCAGAGGCAGAGCCTACGAAAGTAGCACCGCCTGAGGGTGAGCCATACTGCAACCATCGAGAGATGGCCTGCCGCGTTTATAGATCTGGGACAAGTAATAGCGGTAAGCCATACGAGGGTCTATTTTGTCAGCGTAAACCATATACTGAACAATGTACGCCAATGTCTCTAGAGGGTAAACCCTGGAAAAAATGAGACCGCTACCTTTACACGTACTCGATATGAAATTAGCTAG